CAGTTTGAACAGATAAGAATCAGTTTGAACAGATAAGAATCAGTTTGAACAGATAAGAATCAGTTTGAACAGATAAGAATCAGTTTGAACAGATAAGAATCAGTTTGAACAGATAAGAATCAGTTTCAACAGATAAACAAAAATAAATTATTTTTAATGATTTATTAAGATACTTCTGGCAACTTTTGTTTTTTAATTTCTTCTTCATTCTCCAATACAACTTTTTGAATATAAAGATATGATTCATCTATTTGATCAATCATATTGGCACCTGTTATAATAACACTTCCACTTTCAAATACTGCAATTGTAATTTTTTTACAACTATTTTCTTCTATTCCATTACCTTTTCCAAAACACATTTTTGAACAATTACATATACCGTTCTTTTTATCATTGATATTATTGTAAAAATATTGAAGTTTGACACCTGGATATGACAGAGGTTCAAAACTGCAAATATTGTTATATTTATTATTAATTAAAATTTGATGCAAAGTCTTTCTTCTAATTTCAAAAGGAAACTCAAATCCACTATTAAACATACGAATAATAAAATTACCTGGTTTGATATCTTCTAGTTTTTCAATAATATTAATCGGTGATAATTTTTTGTTTTCAGTATCTAGTTCTGGTTTAGATTTTTCATAATTTTCAAAAATTCTTTTAATTTCATTTGCAACTATATTTATAATAACTTCACCATCTTCAACACATCTAATACCAGTCATATGAATATTGCCATTTTTAAATAATTTAATATTTGGCATATAAGATTCTTTAATTTTATAATAAACCATCACTTGGTTATCAAATGTTTTACCTTGTATTTTTTTGGGCTTTTTTGGATAAATTCCTCTCTCCATTTTATTGTATTGAACCCATGTAAAACCATCTGGTTTAATTTCAATATTATTAAATAATATCTCTAAATCAATACGACAATTAATACTTCCATTAGCAGTAATTGTTGATATTTTATATTTTGTAGTCATAATACTTAACAAATTATATTAAGCTAATTTCCTTATATGGTTTCCTTTAAGTAGAGATCTCACATAAATTCATTTTTTGTTCAATTGTTTTAGTTGATAATAATTTCTTTTTAGTATTAATAATTTCAGATTTCTTATTATTATCTATAAAAGAAGTATTAAGAATTTCCATTTGTGAAGATATATGTATAAATGGTGGTATATTAATAATTAAACTTTTTGTTTGTTCTTTATGACTATTTCTAAATTCTTCAATTGTCAATGGGCCGTTAAAAAGATTTAATAAATATCTAGATGGTGCTGGTCTAATTGGTTTTGTATATCCATACATTTTTCCTAATAATTGAATCCAACTATTAATCTCCCAAACTCTATCACATCCCATATGTATTGAATAATTATAAGCAGCTACACACTCTAATGAACAAAATGAACCGTAAACAGTAAATGAATTATGAAATACATCGTATCTTATTGGCATTCCAAATTCAATTTGGAATATATTATGACAACACCAATAACATATAATTTCATGATGATGTTGTTTTGTTTTATTAGTATCAATATCATTTGATGTAGTTTTATTTAATTTATGATCCAATAATCCAGAAACATTACAATCTGGATCATATGGTTCAGGATCTTTTAATGCATCATTATTAGTATCATTTTCAGATGATATAATACTTTCAATAATATCTGGTGATATATTTAATTGTAATACCACATGTTCATTTATTGAATTATCAATATTTTCTATTTGTTCTTCCTGAACTTCTGGTTCAGGATCTACTCCTTTCTTTTTGGCATTTTTTTTGGCTTTAGGAGGCATTTATTATTAAATAATAAACATCAATTCCTTATACAATTTTTTAAATCAAGATAAACTAAGTCAAGCCGTATTTATCATTTTCTTTAAACTAGATAATAATGTATTTTTAATTCCTGATCCATATACTGAATCTGGTAATATATATTCATTACCATTAATTGTTGTACTATAATCATTATTATATTTATCAGTATTTCCTTTACATTCTTGTAATAATTTTCTGTATTTTTTACTCAAATTTGTATAAGATTCTAATAATGAATATATTATCCATGATGCTACAACAAAAACAATTATAGTTAATAAATTCATATAAGCTAACTATTAACACAAGTTAAGATAAAATTAAATTGCAAATACCATAGATGCTCTTCCACCCATTACTCTAAATATATTGTTATAGACCGAATATACTGATATATTAAATTCATTATATATTCCAGGTACTGTATTTGGACTATTAATAGTAAATGCTAATTGTTGTTGATTAATTATAGATGCATTATAAGTTCCAGATGGTTGCATTTTTTCTGGGAAAATAGCAAATGAATAGCAATGTATGCCATTTCTTGGTATACATGTATGATGTTGATATGGTTGTAATTGATTGAAATATTGATATGGTTTTTCTTCAAATCTATCCATTCCATTCCACATAATTTTAGCAGTATTTATTATTGATTGTGAATCGTCTTGTGGTCTTGTACCTGTTAAATTTGTCCAATCATTATATAAATAACTATCACTTCTACGTAATATCCATATTAATTCTTTTACAGGATTTGATAATACTAAATTAATATTATTATATCCAGGCTTAAATCCAGAATCTTGAATTTGATGGACTCTATCTACTAAGAATTCTGAAGGATTCATTGCAATATAAGTTCTTTCAGCAGTATCTAAAAATATATAATTACAATCAATATATGCATTTAAATCAATATTTGATGTTCCACCACCACCATATTTTGTATAATAACTTATTCCTGCTTTATAAGCAGTTGTTGGATTCAAAATTCTATAATTAACTGGACTAACATATTGTTGAGTATTATTATCATATATTTGATATAAACTTTCAATACCACGAAATTCAATTACAATTTCCAATACTTGATATTGAATTGCAATTATTGGCAATGCCAATGCTGGATTTTTAGTAAACCAGAATTCTAAAGGTAAATAATATGATTTTTTAGCAATTGATGGTTTAGTTGGTGATGATACATTATATGATCCATTAAATCTATTATTTTTGATAACTATTTTATTTCCTGAAAATAAATTTACTGGTGAAGTATTTGCTGATATATTTCCGATCATTTCATAATATCCTGCACGTTTTTCAGCAGGTAATACTAATTCATTCCAGATATCCATCCATTCTCCCCAAATTTGATCTATTGTTTGTGTATCAATATTTATAAAACATTGATTAATCATATAATTTGCCATTTTTGGAATCCATTGAAATTTAGTAGTTGCATCTGAATAAATATTAGGTAATTCAAAATATAAATACATTTGTTGTATTAAATCACCAACTCTTCCTGGGCGACATTTGAAAGATGCAATTTGATTTCCACTATCTAATATTGGAGCTGTCAAAAAAGTTTGTCTGATACTTTCCATTGAAAAATTGGTGTGGCGTTTATACACTTGTTTAAAATAAGACATTTCTGGTGATACATGTGTATAATGATCTTGTGCTCCTGTTGCAATCAATGACATTAATCCACCTGGCATTGAATTGATATAAACCTATTTATTTCATAAGAAGTAAGTTTTATATAAGAGATGGATTGGAAATTAATTATTCCTTCTTATAAAAGACCTGAAATAATTATTAATAAAACTTTAAAAGTATGTTCTCGATTAAATATTGATAAATCATTAATCTATATATTTATTATTAAAGATGAAGAAGCTAATTATAAAATTGAAGCATTAAATGATTATAATATAATTGTAGCTGACATTGAACCTGGTTTGGATAAAATGAGAAACTATATTACTAATTATTTTCCTGAAAATGCAATGTTATTATCAATGGATGATGATATTGATGATATTAATCAATTAATAATTGATGAGACGATAACAGATTTAAATAAATCTCAACGATATAAATTAATTTCAATAGAACCACACCAATTTCATACAATTATTAATAATGCTTTTGAATCTTTATTAAATGAAGATATAGGTATTTTTGGGTTTTATCCAATTAAAAATGGATTTTTTATGAAAGATTCAAAACCGATAACATATTCATTGAAATTTTGCGTGGGAACTATGTGGGGATGTTTAAATCAAAAAGATATATTAATAACTATTGAAGAAAAAGAAGACGTTGAGCGAACATTAAAATACTTTAAAAAATTCAAAAAAATATTAAGATTTAATCATATAAATGTAGCTACAAAATATTATAAAAATAAAGGGGGTATGCAATTTTTAAATAATAAAACAGATCGTATAGAAAATTCTAAAATATCTGCAAAATTATTATCAGAAATGTATCCAGAATATTGTTATTTACATACATCAAAAAAATCAGGAATATGGGAAGTCAAATTGCGTATTTAATTGGAAATACCAATTTCATTTAATGTTTGTTTATTAGTGGCATATGATATTTTATTCATAAAATCATTATCATTATTATTAGTGCTTGTTGATAAATATAATGGAGCATATTGTTTAGTAATACCTTTATTAAATAATCCAGCAATATCATCTGGACCTAAAGCATAATTGAAATATGATAAATCAGACATCATAACTGATTTTGCATTATTTACAGCATAATTTGGATTAGAATAATCAACTTGTGTATTTGAAGGTAATTGTACAACTTGACCAGAACTTTGACTTAAATAAACATTAGTACCTTTTGTACTGATTTCTGGATTAACATAGAAATCAGCATTTGTTATTTTGCTAATTGTTGAAGGACCAATATCGTTTCCTAAACTACCATCAATATAGCGATCAAATTGTGGTGTACCATTAACATATATCATAGCATGTATTTTATTACGTATAGCAGATGGATCAGTTGGTAATGTATCTTGAATTACTATTGTAACCATAAACCAATATTTTTGATACATTGTATTAGTTGTTAAACCTTCAATGCCAATTTTATAACCATTCATATAATCCCAATTTGTATTTCCTTGACCACATGTTTTTTGTGCTCCTTCTACAGCAATTTCTGGATTTGCATAAGTATTAAATTCAACAGTTAATTTATCACAACCTTGTTCTAATTTAACTAATGGTGATTTGATTAACACATCAGTTTTAATTAAAGATGGCTGACTTGTACTAGTACATAATGTATTATAATTATACATTACAGTACTTCCTTTCATGAATAATACTACAGGATTATCAGTTAATGAATAATTTCCTTGGGTAGTTTGAACTAATAATGATTCAATACCACCATCAGTTAATTGAGGAATACCAGTAGAAGGTGTTGCAAATGCATTAGTTTGTGAATTACCTGGTTTTGGATCTAAATATAACCAGAAATTGTAGCTATATTCTGTACCACCATTTTGATTCATTGAAGGTCTAATTGGTAAATATGATGGTGCTGTATTATCAACAGTGTTATATTGTTCATGTTTAGCAGTATTTAAATCTTTAATACCGACAAATACATTTACTTGACTACGAACTTTTCCAAAATTTTGGATTGCTTTTAAGAATTCCATATTATAAACTGAAAAAGCTATTACAAACATAACAATTATAAGAGCAATTGCCACAAATACTTGTATTATACCACTAAACATAATAAAACTCTATACATGTACAAGAAAAACATTATTGTACTTTGTATATTGGTGAACGAATACCATATGCTGCTAAACCCATTTTTGCTAAAAGTGAATCAATTGGACCATTTAAATAGTCAGTGTATACATCTTGGGCATTCATATCATAATTAGCATATCTTATTTTACTTACCATTCCTGAGAAACCAACACCAATTGGATCAGAAGTAGATCCACCAATAAATATATCACCTTTATGGTCTAAATCAGCTTTTGATATTTCTAAAGTTGGGGTAATTGGATTTGCCATACCAGAAGCAGGTGTAGAAGCATTTGTACCATCTAATGGAATAGATGGTATGGTTGATTGTATATTTTTAACTTTAACTAATTCACCATCAACGTATACAGTGAATGAACCACCATTAGCAGTTTCATTAGTAACAATTGCTACATGTACCCATCTTTGTACAGGTACATAATCAACAGTAACGCCACGAAGAGATTCTGCTAAAGCAATCTTAGAATTTGGTGATAAAAAGTTAGTTACATCTGTACCACTTACTGTATCATCATATGAAATACCATCTGAACTGAATGTATCAGCAACATTGACTGGAGAATAAACAATATGTAATTTATTTAAGTTTGGATCTAAATATACATATGGACCAGCGGTTGTAATACTATCTGTCTTATTTCCACGATGGAATACATGTTTAATAGCGCCTGGGTAATATTCTGGATTATAGATATATATCCAGAAACTAATAGTTTGTCTTTGACCATTTCCTGAAGCTGGAATATTTGATCCATCTATTTGGGTAACTTCGGTACAAACAATTGGTAAACTAGTATTTGGTAATAAATATGTATTTTGATTTAACATTGAATTAGTAATTAAATAATAAATAATATAACCTATTACACCAAGAACTATAACACCAATAACTAATATTATTATTGTTAAACCAATTCTTGCACTTGAAATTCCACTTTGAACAGCACCTACTGCATTAGAAGATGCTTCTCTTATAGAATTAACTGCATTACTAAATAAATTGCCATGATTTTCTTCACCTTCGCCTTCGCCTTCGCCTTTGTTTTCAAATAATTGATTATTTTCAGCCATTCTTTTCACTTATAAATCATATAGAAAACTTTTTTGCCATATTTTCATATATATTTTTATGCAAATTACCAATAAAAGGCATTTCATAATTATATAGAGCAATAGCAGTCTTTTTCTTCAATGATAAATAATTAAATATTTTTGTAAATTCTGTAGGTACTACAATAGAATTCTTTTTAAGTGGAATACTATAAAGTAACCGCATATTGTATAAAATATATTCAGTTCCTATATTTGTGTCATTTCCATGAGCTTTTGAATTAAATAACATTATATCCCATTCGATTAATGTTCGCAAATATGATGTGTATATAAATGCTTTTTTTTCTTTAGTACCTTTTCTTTGATCAAGGGCTTTAATCAAATTTTCATGAAATCTTAAAGGATGAAGATTTCTATCTTGATCTATTATATTATGTAATGTTTCAATATCATTTATATTATATATATCATTAATTGATATACTTTTATCATGTTTATTTGATTCAGTATCTTGTTTTTTCTTTTTTTTATTTAATCCATTGACTAATGTAATAGCAATTGATATATTTCCATCACATGATTCTGCAATTTTTAATAAATCACCATTTTTACCACCATATGTTTGTTTCAAAAATAAAAGAATATCACTTTCACTAGGAACGGATAATTCTAATTTAAAACAAGAATTTGATATCTTTAAAGCACTTTTGGTTTCTAATAGACTTCCTGCAATAATAATTTTAATTGCTGGTAATTTTTTTGATTCTAATAAACTTGTTAAATTATTTAAAAAAGTTCTATCATACAACATAAATGATTCAAGTTCATCAATAAATATTACTTTTTTATTTAAATGATCTCCATTTATTTGTGAAACTATATCACATGTTGTTTTTTTATTAATAAAATCAATAAAATCTTTATAATTCTGTCCATGAAATTCTGCAATATTATATTCAGCCTTTTCTATGGCTTTTTGTATTCCATAAGTTTTACCAATACCATGGTTTCCAATAATAAAACATAAACATGAAACGTCAAGTTTATTAGTTTCTAATGGTTTTTGAATCCATAATAATAAACTTTCATAATAAAGTTTATTTCCAATAAAACCCATTAATATTAAAAATAAATTATTTCTTAAGCAAACAAGCAAATTAATTAAGCCAATGCTAATCTAATAGATATTCCAATATAATAACATAATAATGCAATTATTGGTAAAGTTATTGGTAAGGCAAATACAGATTTTCCATCTTTAAATCCAACTCCTAATGGTTTTATTCTACCTTCTTTAGTAAAAAATACTGATGGTCTGGTAGCAAAAATTATTAATACTATAAAAATATATATAGAAATTGCTAATACCCAACGCGGAACAATATACATTACACACTATTACAGTCTTAGAAAATATTTATTGTATCTTATCTTTAAATTGGTATATTTAAAAATAGCATATTTTAAATAGCAGATGCAATATTATTATTGCTTATTTATTATATCAATAATAATTATTATTACAATATATATATGGATAAATAAATCATATGAAAATTTTATTCAAGCATCTACATCAGCTCTTTCATCTACATCTAAAATAAATTTATATACAACTTTCAAATTTAATTATGATAATGTATCAAATAATTTAACAGAAATAGATTATAATAACTTTATCAACAATTATAAAACTATGACTTATCCTTTTAATTATATATGTGATCCAATGGATTATGATAGTACTTTACAATATATACAAGGTATTGAAAATATTAAATCAACTTCAAATGGATATTTTATTGTTTTAATGCATAATAGTTCACCATATTCTAATCTAGATTGCACATGTGATTTAATTGATAAAAGAATAGGATATTTTGATAGACCAGATTTATATTTTATAGAATCATTAATGTCTGCATATAGACAAGATCCATTAAATTATACACTTCAAAAAATGTCTATAAATAATTTTAATATAGCAGATGTTGATTATATTATTACATATGTGTCATTAAATAGTTCTTTTCATAAATGGATAATGAATCAATCACTTTCAATCTATGCTTTTAAAAATATTGATATTGATAGAATTAAAGTATTTTATCCTTTTATTTCTTCTGTATCAGGTTCAGTACAAAATATTTTATTAGAAAATATATACAGTCCAAAAGCAAATATTAAAGCAATAAATGCATTACTTCCAATTGTTAAGATGAATATAATAAGATTCAATAACCCAAAAACATTTTTAATTAATAAACTCGGATCTGTACCTCAACATTTTAATACTGAAAGTTTTGTCCCGTTAAAAACTGAAAGTTTTGTCCCGTTAAAAACTGAAAGTTTTGTCCCGTTAAAAACTGAAAGTTTTGTTTCGCAGTTCGTTTTTGATAATGAAGGTATTGACCAAAATTATAAATGTGAAGGAATAAATGGTAATGTTTATAAAACAAAACCATTATGTGAATCAAAATATGGTTTTTATGACTTAAAAAAAGAAAATGAAGTAAATGTTTGGGATAAACCTTGTAAATTTGATTATCAATGCCCTTTTTATAAATCAAATCTAAATTATTATAATGAACGAGGAGGATGTTCAAAAAATATTGGTACATGTGAATTCCCAGTTGGTATTAAAAGACTAGGATATACCAAATATGATGATAAAGATGATAATGCACCATTTTGTTATGGATGTAGTAATAATGATATAAACTGTTGTAAAAATCAAAATAAACCTGATTATGCTTTTAAAAATGACCAAGCTGCTAGAAAAAAAGCAGGTTTAGCATATTATAATAAGATAAATATTGTATCTTAAATATTTGAAAATTATTGTATCTTAAATATTTGAAAATTATTGTATCTTAAATATTTGAAAAATATTGTATATTAAATATTTGAAAAATATTGTAGCTACATTTTGTAGATGAAAGTTTTCTTAGTAATTCTAGTAATAGGAATATTTCTTTATTTTTATTATAAAACTATACTTGTTAAAACTGTATCAATCGAATCAGTTGAATCATTCGTTTCTGCAGTTATTGGTAATCAAGGAGTTCTTCCTAAAAATGATATAGATAGTATTCCAGTACATACTGTTGTTCAAAATAGATATAGAAATATGTATTATTATGAATATCCTGATTCAGAATATGAAGATATATTAATACATATTTTAAGTAAACCAACTAATGCCAAAAACCAAGATGAATTTATTGATTATATTTCAAATATAATCAATAATTCTGATAAATTAAAAAATACACAAATAGTTGATAAAAATATCCATAATAATTCAATTGAATTATTATTATATAGAAAAAATAAATATCAAGGAAAACATGTTAAATTTATTACTAATGATAAATGGAATATAGTATCAATTAAAGTTATTGGATCTGTACCAGAAGATCAAATAGCACTATTTCCAGTGTTTCCTTTAAATCCTTCTGAATCCGAAAACCTTATAATAACTAATAAATTCGATGATTCAAAATATACATTTTTAAATGACAAAGATGCATTAATAAATAGTTCTTCCACAAATGAAATAATAGCATTTGACAATACAGCAAAAAATTTAATATTATCAGATTCAAAATTATTTAATGAAAATGCAGTAAATAATTTAATTCAAGAAACAGTTACACCTGGAATGAGTGAGAAATCAATGAATCTCAAATTTACTAATATTTAAGCCCAATAATCACCTAAATTATCATCGTCAAGATCATCTTCATCTGTGGGTCTCTGTGCAAAATCTAATTCGCCTTCTAAATCTTCATCTATATATTCTTCAGGGACTTTCAATTCTTCATCATTTTGTTTTTTATAAAGATTTGTATATGAAATTAAACCAAAATTCTTCATATCAGTTAATACTTGTTTTTCTGAATTATCTTCTATTGCATTTAAATTATCCAATATAATATCTTTCTGTTTTTCTCTCATAGTATTCAAATACTCTTTAATCTCATCATCATTCAATATCTTTTTAGATTTATCCCAATCAATTATATTCTTATAATGTTCTTTTATTATATTTGGATAAACACTTTCTTGTATACCAGATGGTAATGCAATTTTATTATTATTATAATTTCCTGGATAACATAATGCCCTTGCAACTATATATTTGGAAATATTAACATCATCTTGTGTAAGAGTATTCATATAACTTTTCATTTCTTTACAAAATACTAAACTATCAGTTATAAATTTATTATTTAATGCTAAATTTGATTGATATAAATACTTTATTATAATACTTAATAATGCAATTGAATTATCAATTGAATTTATATTATTAAATACATTCATTATTGAAGCTGATTTTCCTTTATATATTGTATTTATTATTGCAACAATGGTCTCTTTAAGCTTTTGAGAATCATTTTTAAATCTAGGTAACCAATTATAATCAATATTTTCAGATTTTTTAATTTCTTCTTTTTCTGATTCTGTTTCTTTTCTTACGCAATCAATCTTATTAAAAACATATTTTTCTATTTTGTCATCAATTTTCTTAGTAAAATAGTAATAATCTGCTCTATTTTTTATAAATTTATTTTTAGATAATGATAAATTCTTTTTGATGTCTTTTAAACCAGCTAAATTTGAGAAATTTCTCCAATCAGCATCTGATTCATAATCATCGTTTAATTCTGCTAAACAACATCCTTGTGCCCAATTTGCATTTTTAATATGTTTTTGTGGAATTAACATTGGTAAATACAAAAATGCATTTACAAATGATGGTATATAATTCTTTGGCTTCTTTTTAGCATTTAATTGTCTTATAGTTTCTATCAAAGACAATTTTGCCTTCTCAACATTATCTTCAACAATTTGATTGTCTTTAATATTTGTCCATAATTGCTGTAGTTCATTTAATTTTTCTTTATATTTATTATTTGCATTTAATTCAATTGATTTTATAAATTCTTTTTCTTTATCATAACCAAATGAATTAAGAAGTATTAATGATACATTTGCTAAATATATTATAATTCCAGTTTCAGCTTTTGGTTGCAAAGGATGACCAAATTTATTCCATAATGGAGCAAATTGTATATATCCATTAAATATATTAAAATTTAATGTACCACGCAATGAAGATTCTAATAAATCTAACCACCATAATGTCATGCATTCAATAATTGATTTCTTACATTCTTTATCCCATGTTTTATATATTTCAAAATATTTTGATTGAAGTTTAACAACTATTTCTTGATTTGCAATTTCTTGTATAATAAGTAATGCATCTTCAGGTGTATTTTGATTTATAATAGAATCAATTATACTATCAGCAACTTCAGTATCACCTAATTCTTTAATTATTTGCGATTTTCTTGAATCAAATATTATTGTTTTTGCAAGTCTATCACATATTTTTTTAGTATCAAATGCTAATCCAGATATGTAACTAATTTTTAAAAAATATGGTATTATTTTTAATAATATGTCTTTGACACTATCATCATATTGATCAAAATCTGATGGATTAAATACTATATTTTCTTCTAATGAACTTAATACATCTGCTATATCACTTTCAATTTCAGTTTCTTCAATTGGTATTAATAATTCTAATTCTTCTGCATATATTTGATCTAATTCTCTATTTGGAGCACCATCATATTTTTTTGTATCAGTTCCTAAAACAAACTCTTTAAGATCAGCACCTATATCAATATTTAAATTATCTGTATAATCAATATATTTTTTATCTATAAGATTATATTTATCTATTATTTCATCAATATTATCAGGTGATTTTAATGCTTTATATTCATTAAAAAATTCAAGTGCCTTATTTGTATTTGTTTGAATTAAAAATGTTTTTACTTTATTTATGACTTCTTCAATATTAGTAGTTGTCTTTAAGTCATTTAAAAGAACTTCTGTTAATACTTCATTTTGTAAAACAATAGCAGCTTGTTGAAGATTACCAGATAAATAAGTTTGAATTTGTTGTAATACCGCTAATTTAGTTTGTTCATCCAATAATAAACCAAATTTTGAAAAATGCGAATCTAAAATATCTTTAAATTTATTATAATTATCATTTAATTTTATTATATTTAAAGATTTAGATGTGTCTTCTTTGTCTTCTTTGTCTTCATTATCTTCATCAGAATGAATAATAGATGCTAAATGATCTTGTAATTTTGTGAATTGTTCAGTTGATAATTCATCTATTTTAAACCCATTTAGTGATAATAACAAAGATAATTGATGTAAATTTAAACGTGTTTTTATATTTTTCAAAATAGAATCAAACTTTGGTATTATCTTATCTGTAATAAGTTTTTGTAATTCATTCATATTTAGAATATCATATATACTAATCAATTTTCTTAATGATAATGGTTTTGGTTTATTAATTTCATATAAATAACTCTCAGTTGTCCATTTTGGTTGATTAAAAATTAAACCATCAACACGTATATCATTAAAATAATCAATATCTGCAATAGTTATTCTAGTTCTTGAAAAATTAAATTTATCAGTATCTTCATCATTATCATCTAATAATACTTCACCAGATTCTTGAATAATTAGATTAAAAGGTTTATCATCTTTTTGCATAATATTCAATGTATCAAATGGAAATGATGCTTTATTAATTAATATTTGTTGTAAATTATAACTTCTAGCAGTTAATGCATTTTCATAATCGCGAAAGTATTTTTGAATTTCAGTAGGTTCAGTTTCAGAACCAGAATCAGATCCAGATTCTTCATCATCAGAATCTGAATTTTCATCTTTTTCTTCTTCATAATCTTTACGTATTGCATATACTTTTGGTAATAAATTATAATGATATATGGAAAATGGCTCTTTATTTAATACACTTTTATATAAACTAATATAATTCATAGAACTTTCGCTTGATTTTAAAAGTTCATTCATAAGAATATAAATATCATTATCAGTAAAAGCAACAAAATTACTATTAAATTCTTGTAATTGTTCAATAGTCAATAATTCCCTAATATCAATTTCGGGAAGTATTTCATCATCATCAATTAAAACATCGTTAGCTTCAATGTTCATCTTAGTTTAAAGAGTTATTTATTTTTGCATAATACGAATCCATTCAATTTGAATATTCTGTAAATATTCTAATGATCTTTTACAATGTTCAACCAATACATCTCTATATTCAGTAATAGAATCAGAATCAGCAATATAAATTGTTAGAACAACTGTAGTATCAAGTGGATGAGGACAAGTATAACCAACATATGTTAAATGTTTATTTTTTTGTGTTGGACTATTTTCTCTAATATAATGATTATGCATTTGTGATTGTAAAAATGCACCTAATGTGTCATCTTCATCTTTAAATGTAAATTCAAAGCCTTTTGAATTATCTGTAGCTCTATATTCAATATCATTTATGTTATTTAATACATTTGAGATTTTATTACTAAATATTTCAATTGATTTTAAGAAAAGATATTTAGGACCCAATGCATTTTCATATTCAATTTCAAATATAAATCCAATTGGTTCACCATATTTATTTTTAAGAAATGCTCGTTCTTGATCTAGAACATTACTATGTTTTGCAATTTCAACTGGATCTGGCATATATTTGAAATTACTCAAAGATACTGGACAGAAACCCGCATCTACTGCAGCAGATAATTTTACTGCTTTCCCTTTAACATGAAGATATTGTCCTTTTTGAAGTCTAGTAATAAGAATATAATCACCAGTAATATGTGATGGTGGAAAAAGACGCTGAACTTCTTTCTTACTCAATTCAACTCCATTAAATTTTATTTTAAAGTGTTCACTTGTTACATTAATTCTTGATTCAGTTTCATTATTCATATCAATTTCAAATTCATAAGAATCTGGATCAAAATTTTCAGTTTCATCAGAAGTAAAATGAATCGGAATTAATTTAAAACGATCAAGCATAATTTCATTATGTAATGGTCCATTATTTGATATAATCTCAAGTGATGGTTCATCTACTCCTCTGAAACCAACAATTGGTATTTCTGTTAAAATAATACGACGCATTCCATTTACAAATGCTAAATCTAAATTCTTAATTTCAATACTAAATTTTTTTGATTTTTCATCTAATATAGGGTTCGCAAACATTTTATATCTATTATTAACCAATCTTTTATGTAGCTTTAATATAAAAATCATTTTTTGCGTTTAACTTTTTATTAGTAAAATAAATCATTGATGCAGAATGATACTATTCTATAGTGAATATTGTCCACATTGTAGAATGTTAAAAGAAACTATAAAAAATTATGATAAAAACAATACTATGATTAAATTAGTCTGTATTGATGTATTAAGAAAAAAAGGACAACAAATACCTTCACAAATTAAATCAGTACCTGCACTTATCAAAATGCCAAATAAGGATATTATATTTGGAAAAGATGTGTTTGATTATTTATTATTACCAGGAAGTGGTTTATTATTAAAACAAAAAGAAACAATGGAAAAACAAGAGTCAAATAAAGTGAATAAAGTGAATAAAGAAAATACTGAATTATTTTCATTTACATTTAATAATAGTTCAAAATATTCTACTAGTTTTGCATCAATTGATGATGAAACAACTGATATTTTACAAGAAAGTGTTAATTCATGGTCAAATATAGAAGAAGATGAAAATACAGAGGTAATTGAACTAACTAAATCTTTCAATTTAAATGAAAAAACAAGAATTAATAAAGAAGAATTTGACTTTGACAAATTTAAAATACAAAGAGATCTTGATATAAGACAAAAGGACTTAAACAATTTAGAATTAGCTCCTCCAATAAACCCCCGTGATTAATGATTTATTTAGATAAATTTAATGAAACATTTAAAGAATTTATTGATGATTTAATTTTAGAATATCCAGATGACCCAGATTTTGGAATATATAAATTGGGAACATATACTGCATTAATGAACGATGAATGTTTTATCATAAATATGTTTAATTACTATGTAACATCTATTTATGGTGATAAAATATTAAATAAAGATGAAGAGTTTTTTCTAGATCATCAAATGACAAATAATTGTGTTGATAATAATGCAATGAATATTATTCATAAAATACAAATTTATTGGGTTGAAATGTCAGATGATGTTAAAAATACTATTTGGAAATATTTTAGAGTTCTAATATTGCTTGATCGTAAATATAGAGCTTCTATTGAAAATCAAAATTGAATTTATCTAATGATTTAACATTATTAATTGTTTTTTTTATATTTTTATTTAAGGCTAATATAGAAGGAAAGTATATTATGAGTATCACATATTTCAATTCTTATTATTTTAATTTTTTACGCAAGTTAAAAGAGATATCAAAACCTCTTAAACAAGAAAATGATAATGCTGGAATTATTTATAAGACTGTAAAAGAGTATTATCCATCATACGATAAAACATCATCTGAATATAAAGATTGGTTTGTCTCAAATACAACCATTAGTAATTTATTTAATGATTTATCATTATCATATGATGAATTAGTTTTATTATTGAAGAAAGAAGAAATTGAATCTAGTTTAATATACAAAAATATATCAGTATATAACATTAAAAATGTTTTAAAGAAAGATTATATTGTATTACATTTCTTTGCTTTATTTACATTATTCTCAGAGACTGACCAAGAATATGATGAAGATACAGTAAAAAACATTATTGAAACAATTAATAATGTTAAATCATTAGATAAATTTAATCAATCATTAGAAGTAATTCAAAATGATAGAATTAAAAATTTATTACAAAAGATATATGAATTTAATACTAAAGTAACACAAGAAACTGATAATTCATTAAAAGAATTAGAAGAAACTTCACTTGGTAAATTAGCAAAAGAAATAATGAGCGATATAAATATTGAAGAAATACAAAAAAGTTTAGAATTAAATGGTGATAATGGAGGTGATATATTAAAAACATTAGCAAATCCTGATAGTGGTTTAGCTAACTTACTATCAAAAGTAAGTTCCACTATGATACAAAAAATGGCATCAGGAAGTATAAAACAAGAAGATTTATTAAAAGATGCTATGAAATTTTCATCTAAATTAGGATCAAATGGTGGTATGCCAGGACTTGGTGATATGGGAGGTATGTTAAATATGATGCAAAAAATGACATCTGGAAATAATGGAGGCGATTCTGATGATGATTTTGATATGTCATCTTTACAAAATATAATGAAAAATATGTCAAAAAATATGGGTGGTGCAGGAGGAGGTGGAGGTGGTAAAGAACAATTTACAACTCGTGTAGATGATTCTAAATTACGCCGAGTAATAAAACAAAAACAATTAAGAAAAAAATTAGAAGAACGCAAAAAAACAAAAGAAACTTAGTAATAATCAAAAGAAAATATATATAGACACATGTAGGAAGAACCATTATGGATAATAATGATCAAATATGGTACAAAAATATTAGTGGTTTTATAAATGCTAATAATTATTATGAAATCATACCATCTTCATCTATGTCATTAGAAGGAAAAATTAATGCATTAGTTAGATTATTTATATATATTGGAATAATACTCGCATTAATTAAAGTAGATTATACATATTTATTTATTGGTATCATTGCTGGATTAATTTCAATAATTTTATATATTTACGAATCTAAAAATAAATTAAATGCTGAAAAATTTTTAAATTCTCAAAATATATCAATCATTGATAATAAAGCATGTCAAATATCTACAACTGATAATCCATTTATGAATCCATCATTGATAGATTATGGTAGAAATTCACCAAAAAGTGAAATAGGTGCTTGTGATATTAGTAATCCAAAAGTAGCAAAATCTATTAAAGATAATTATTACGCTAAAATTTTTAGAAACGTAGATGATATTTATGATAGAGATTCATTAGAAAGACACTTTTATACAGTACCAGTTACAACTATGCCAAGTGATCAAAAAGGATTTGCAGAATGGTTATTTAAAACTCCACCAACATGCAAAGAAGGTAATGGATTAGAATGTAAATTGGATATGTATAGAAAAATTGGTGTTTAATAAAATACTTAAACTAAATAAAAACTTTATTTTTTTATATACTTCATGTAATAGAGTTAATATGAGTACAGGAGATGGAATCTTTTTAAACAGTCGTAGAGTATGCAGCGATGATTGTGCTAAAGAAGCAAGAGATGTACAAAATGATTCAATGTTTAATTATGAATTATATCAAAATATACCAATTCCATGTGAACCATCACATGCTCGTTTCCCAGAATTTGCATATGATCACATTAATTTAACAGGACGTGCTGGATATGGTGTATCTGATGGATGCACTGTTGATACATATTCTGCATTAAGAAATGATCCATCTCAATTAACTCGTGATCGCTGCAGAATTCAATTATTTCAAAGAATCTTTCAAGGATGCCCCAATTTACGTCCAGGTGTTGTAGATCCTGATGAAGAAATGCCAATTATTCAAGGAACTTCTAGCACTCAATTCCAAGGTGTTGGTGTTTCTGGAAGTGGCACTGCTGGTAATTATATGAATTATCCAATCAAGAAAACACTCAGTGAAGTTCAAACCAAAAATTTTGATCCTCTTTTAGATTGCTCTAAAACATCTCAAGATCCAGTTCATATTGTTGAACCATGGACTCGTGGTGGCAATCCAACAAGAGATATGGTCAGAAGATCTGAATATTTATCTGAATGTGGTAAATTATCTTCTGTTCGTGGAAATAGCAGAGCTCAACAAGTCGGTTTATTTAGCAAAGGAGCTTAAACAAAACAGCTAAAACTGTAAAAATTTGATTTTTATTTTAATTTTTTTATTGAGAATTATATGAAAGCTGCACTCATATAATACTCAATTACAACAATATGTGTTGCCTTGATTTTATATGTTCAAATTATCCACCAACCATGTGATAATTAATTTAACCATATAATCAAGATTTCAGGAAAATGAGGCACTCAGAAGGTGAGCTCTACGCAAGAATTAATAATCCAATTAATAAACTTGTGATCCAATAGCTTCTGATGTTGCGGGAGTATAAAATCCTTTACTCGTGTCCCAGGTAGCCCAGTCTGGTCAAAAAAGGTGAATGAAAAAAAACATAATATGTTTTTCCCAAAAGTTGAAAGTAAACTTTTGGTTTTTATTTATTTTGTTCTGTTTTTTGTTTTTCTTATTATTCTGTAGATAGAATAATAAATGAGCTTTAATCATTTATCTTATGACACTTGCACTTATGCCAAAAATTTAAAAGAAAATGTTTCAATCCTCGGATATATATTAAGTCCAATGAGATATGAAAATAAAGGCAAATGCAGACATGAATTAGGCTTAGTTGGTGGAACATCTGTTAGTCATATTCAAGGTAATTTAGTTGATTTAGAAAGTGATATGAGAGGTATTACTAGATATAATACTAAATGTGTTGATACACAATGGCATCCAATAAATTCTGGAGAAGCTATTAAAAATGATAAAACACCACCAATTGATACTACCAGATTACATTTGAAAGGATGTCAAACAATTTCATATCGCAGTGTTCCAATTCCACAAGGAATAAATAATGGTGGTTGCTCTCATTAAAAATAAAGTTCTATAATTATAAATTAGAGAGAGGAGATGGCAACAACTCGTTTTATAGCAGATTCTTGTGCATACAATGAACAATTAAAAAGATCTATTGGTCCTGGAATGTATATGTTAAATACACCTGCAAATGACTGTGGGAATGAATCTTGTGAAAGAGATATTCCAGCTGATCCATATATTAGATATCAAAGCTATGGTCCAGGTGCTTGTCCACCTGGAAAAGCAATTGATGATGGTAGTGAATTATTAGGTTTAAACTATAAATCAACTAAATGTGCCGCAGATGAATATATGCCAGGTAAATATAGTACTAGAGGTAAATGTGCTCCAAGCGGTACATCTGGTGCTAGATCTTGCATGGCACCAGTTGAAAGCACCAGATTATCTAATCCCCCATGTAGTTTAAGAGCAACTGGATGGAACAGATGGGAATGGTTATGCTGGAATCCACAAGATCGTGCTCTTATTCCTTTTGAATGGAATACATCTTACCGTACAGTTGTCAAAGATAACCATACGCCATTAATAGAAAATCCATTAGATCAAAGTGTATTTGAACCACCAGCTTATGTACCTGACAATACTGCACAATTCAATAACCCACCAGCACCTCCAATATATACTAGCTGTGGAGCTGAAGCACCTGGTAATCCATTTGCAGTTTATAGCACTCCTAAAAATATAATATCTCAAATGTAAATTAGAAATAGTAATGGCAGGTGATCGTTCTTTTACAGTTGAAAGTGCTACTGGAATATCCATCCCAGATGATGCATCAATGCGTTATAAATCAAATTCTCCAATATCTGCTGCCAAGAAAGCTACTCGTCGTTTATTTAAACTTGCATCTGGTAAACCAAAACAAATTCGTTTTATTTTACGTGAAACAACTTCTGGTGCAGGTGGAAGTACCTATAAATATATTGGTATGCGCACTGAATATGATACACCAGTTGTAGTTTCTTTAAATGGTAAAGAAATAACTTATAAATTTAAATATGATGTTAAATCATGTGTCCAAAAACGCTAAATTTTTAGAAAAATAGCTACAAAATTAAATTTAATTATTTTGTGGTCTATTTGAATGTATTTTTTATCCACTATTCATAGAGATTACATGGACTTATCAAGTCAAATGTATAGCCCAATGAATAATCTTGCAGGTAATCAAAGAGTACCAAATAATCAAAAAAAACAACCCAGTATGCCATCTATGAAAAATATGTATGCATCTGATTATTGGGATGTTGTTCGTAAAGATGAATTATCAAGAGGTACTGAAAAAACTATAGAATCTAGAAATCCTTTAGAATCTGGTATTGTACCAAGACCTGCTTATGCAAATATGTTTGAAACTATTGAACCAGTTGATTATAATGCTAATACATTTACAAGTTTATCAGGTGAAACTTTTACCAAAGAAACATTTCAACATATGAACATGGTCCCTTTCATAAAAGGAAGCGTTCGTCAAAATATGGATCCTAGTGCAAATGAAACAAAATTAGCAAATTATACTGGTCGCAGTGATCTTATACAACATAAAAAAGAAGTTGAATGTTTATTTGAACCTACTGCTAACATGGGATTAGTAAATGGAATGGCTGATAATACTGAATTTAATAGATCTCGTGTAATTACTCCAACTCTTCGCAATAATGATTTTTCAATTGAAAAAGTATATGTTGGACCTGGTTTAGCTGCTGGTTTTACTTCTGAACCATCTGGAGGTTTTGCACAAAATAATACACTTGATTATGCTCGTCCTAAAACTGTTGATGAATTACGTGTTTTAACAAATCCAAAATTAACATATGAATTGCCAGTACAAGGACCTAAAGGTGGTATATCACAACGTGGATTCCTTGGTAAATTCAATAAAAATAAACCAGAAGGATGGTTTGAACAAACTTCTGATATGTGGCTTAAAACAACTGGTGCAAATCTTAAAGAACAATCTCGTCCAGTTCAACCTATGAAACCAACTGCTCGTGTCGATACTCATGTTCAATATGAAGGTATCGCTGCAGGTACTGATACTCAACCTGGTAATTCTGATAAAGATGATTATAGTATTGGATCTCACTATGTTTATGATAATGAAAGACAAAGTACTCAAAATGAAACACCTTTAACAAATCTTAAAAATACTGTTAATGCTATCATTTCACCATTACTTGATATATTTCGTCCAACTAGATCAGAATACACAGTTGATTCTAAAAGAGAATTTGGAGGAATGCATGCTCAAATACCTTCAAAACCCACAGTTTATGACCCTGTTAATCATATAATGAGAACTACTATTAAAGAAACTTTAATTCATGATACTACTCTTAATAATTTAACTGGTCCTGAAAAAATTACTGCTGCTCTTATGGATAATGCAAAACAAACTGTTCGTCAAACATTACCTTTACAAGAATCCACTGTCAATCTTGCAGCACCATCAAAGATGCAAATCTATAATGCTGATGAAGTTAGAAAAACAATTCGTAATACTATTGCATGTACCACTAATGAACTTGGTTTCATGGATGCTGCAGATGGTATTGGTGCTTACAATATTTATGATGCACCAACAATTGATCTTAGACAAACACAAAAACAATATACTAGTGATGTTGAATACAAAGGTATCTCACAAAGTATGTCAGATTTCCGTCCAATGTCAGAAGAAATGTATGATAACTCACAAATTAGTCTTAATAGAGAAGAAATTATTATGCATAGTGATTATACTCCAAATGGTGCTGGTGGATTCACAAGTCTTGATCCAGATAAGATTGATATGGAAATTAAGAAATTAGATAGAGATTACATTACTCAACGTGAAAATAATAATATTACTCATGTTGATACAATAATAAAACCAATTGAATGCGAATCAGTTACTAAACAATCTATACGTTTATTAGCAGAAAATGATGGACGTTTAGATTCATCTATCTTATCTTCATTAAAATCTAATCCATTTAGTATGTCAATTAATCCAATCTAGTTCAAATTTTTGACACCATTACAAAAATTTGATTTTTATTTTTATTCTTCATTAAAAACTGAATTCTCTTCTATTTTGAATGGAGTCATCTATTATTAAACCTTTGGATACAAGTTCAGAAGTATTAACTGAAGAAATTATTCATTCTGCTGCTAAAGCAGGAATTGAAACAATTGAGAAAATTCTTGGTAAAAATAAAGTATTTATTCAAATTGGTGTTAAAAAACTCAAGCAATTTAATAAAGGAGCAATTATAAAACCACTTGCTACTAAACTAATCATAAAAAAGCCTTTATTTACTCCTTTTCAATCTATTGTTGCAGTCGCAATCGCTGCTTCAAAAAATAAAAAATGTACTACTAAAAAAATAAATAAAATAGACAATTCTGCATTCAATTTAGTTGAACCCAATAATTATTATGGAATTATGAAAAAAATTAACCAATTTTTGAAAGATTCTAATCTTTATTGGCGGTGCAAATTACATTGTGGAGTTCATTTATTAATTGATCAAGCAAATAGTA